CGCGGTAAGTCTTCCATGCTTTAAGGCTTACCGTCTCTTCGTCCGTTGCAATCTCCAGGTCCGCTGCATCCTGCAAAGGATTGATAGCCACTGTGGCGATGGCGAGAAGTTTTGTTTTTCTGCTTCAGCCATTTCAATCAGTTGTTTGGATGTCGGCGCAGGGTAGTCCTGCAAAATTGGGCGACCCTTTTTGTCTGACGTAATTAGCTTACCCTGGGATCGCCCATCAAGCAGCGCTCCCCATTGCTCATCGGTAATTTCAACTGAATCTTCCGGAATAGCATCTCCGTTCATCTCTTCGAAATAAAAACCGTTTGTCGAAGCCGAATAATATTTAGTCATGAATTACCTGCCTATTGCCAATACTGTAAATGCACCTACGCCAGTAGCTGTTGAAACCCATGATATTGAGCTTTTTGTAGTGGCGTTAATGCTCCATGCGAGGTTGACGTTGCTTGGTGATCCGGTGGTTATTGAGTCGCACACAAACGCAACCAGCGTTTGGTTGTTAAATGCGATCGGTAAGGCTACCGAACCACTCGTAACTCCGTCAGGCGCGGTTGTGTTGATCCATTGTAAAACGAACCCGCCAGGTAGCTGCTGGTAACCGCTGGACGTTTGCTGGCTTGCGAAGCTGGACATGTCAGGGATGTTCCCTGATGCGGTACCAACAGCTCTTGCTGCGGCGCTTCCACACCCAATATTGAAGCGCGCATCAGCTTGAGCCTGACTTCCGGCATTAAGAAATTCAATTAGCCTGTTTGCCGTTGCCAGATATTTTGTATCAGAAAGACTTATCAGCGCCGATTTAAAGTTGTTCATCAGCGCGTTGATGTTTCCATCATCTTTGGCGTCCAGCCCCCTGTCATTTAAAAATGCGCCCAGCATGGCGGACATCACTGTTCCCTGGCGTAGAGCTTTATTTATCTGGGCTGAGCTGGCTTTGCCTGACTGGAAACCACTCAGCAATGCAGCGAGGGCTTCATAATCTGACTGAGTAGTGACGTTAGCGCTGCTTCCAGTTGCAAACGGTTTGAAGTTATTTGTTGCCATTAAAGATTTACTCCCCATGCGCCATCATCAAATCCGGCTATAAAGTCATTATCCATGTCGAATCCGAAGAATTTCGTTCCGACAGATGGTGTCAGTATGGAAGGTGTCTGAATATCCCCAGCCCATACGCCTGCAGCATTTACCGTCAGGTATCCTTGTTTAATTGCAGCAATAAGCTCTTGTGACACCAGTGAGATATCCGTCTGAGGGAAAACCCATACCGAAATCGTCATGTTCTGGTTATCGACGATCTGCATTTTCAGGCCTGACCCTTCAAGAGCAGTTTCTAGAATTTGAGGAAGGCTATCGTTCTGCCCATCCCAATTATTGATAGCTATTTTTGCTTTCAAAACGACTCGGTATGTATCGTCGCTTAAGCTGGTAAACCCTGAGTCAGGGTCATAAGGACCCTGCCAAACGCCCTGATCCCATCCGAGCCCATCGGTATCAAAGGAAAAATAAACTCCACTGATTGGCTGGCTGACGATTCTGGTTCGCCCGATCCACTCCCCCAGCACATCCAGCTGCACACCGACTGCGGAGTCAATATCAAAGGCTGTGAGTAGGCTTTCAAGGGTCAGAGATGCATCAGTAAGAGGCTGCGTCGAAAGATCAATGTGCTGGATGAATAGAGGTTTACCTCTGTGGTAATTAGTTATCCTGTCGGTGTATTTGCTCATGGCGTCACCGTAATCACGATGTTGGCTGCACTACATGAAGCCGACTCATTGAATGCGATAACAATATTTGATGCCGCCAGCGTTCCAGTAGAGCGCCCTATGGTCATGGCATTGATGTCATAATATTTGGCGTTGCCGCCACTAACTACGCCGAGGTTTGCTGGCGAATACAGACGACTGAGAAGCACATCATCGCCGATCGTGAGGTTGTTGATGTAGTCCGCGATAGCCTGCTTAATCTGCTCACCAATCTGCGTGGTATAGCCGTTGAAGACCTTCAAAGTGATGGCAACATAAATTGGTACATTCACCGGGCGAGAAAAGCTTATGGCATGTGGGTTTTCGTATTTGTCTGGAACAGTGACTGTAGTCGATCCGTATGTGCTGACGCCCTGACCTTTCTTGCCGCGAATAACCTGAGCGATAGCCGTTACATCTCCACCATCAACAATGGCTGCAATTGAATGCGCTGGCAAACCATTACCGTCCACCGAACCAGAGTCATTTTCGTATAGTTTGTGACGGGTTACGCCTGTAACGTTAGCAATCGCACCATCCACAGCTTCAAAAGGTGTGAGTGCAGGAATGGCGACACTTTGTGCCTGCCGAATCCGCAACTGAGCATCCGTTTCAGCTGCAGCACCTATGGTTGCAGCGTTAGCGTTTGTCACTGCCGTCCATCCACGCGTAGGAGTATTTATTTTCGTCACGCTTCCGGCGACTGCCGCTACTGCCCCTGGATTAGCGCAGGAAGCCGTCACTGTTACCGACCCGCCCACCCCGATCGTAACGCTGGCCGGCAGATTCCATGTGACACCATTAGCGTCTTTTACCGAACCATTTGTGATCGTCACTCCCGCTGTGCCAGTAAGCGTCAGGTCTACTGTCGAGTTGGTCGCCGCCTTACGAGTGATGCCGTTAATTTTGACGTTACGCGTCAGGGCGTCAGTCATGCCTGAAGATGGTGAGAATGAGCTATAGACACGGATTGCCGTGTTGTTGGCGTCATGCACAGCCAGCGCCACTAGTGCAACCATCTGACCGTCCTTACTGTCTGGTTCCAGGTAAGCATCGGTGCCGTAAATCTGTTGAAAGTATTCAGTGATAGTGCTCAGGATTGTCTGGTAATCAGGCGCACTTATCCCTGAGGCGGTCACCGTAGCGGAGAGCCCCAGCGTATCGAGATTGAGAGCCATTATGCCTCGCTTGTGACGGTCGTCGTTCCGTAAATGGTGTCGATGGTTGCGGTGAAAATCACACGCCGTGATGAGGTGTTCAGGTTGGTATCGAACGACTTAATTGAGTTGACGCCGGGTGTTTCAAGAATCCTTTTTCGGATGGCTAGGTTGTACGTTTCAGGCTTCTGTTTTCCGAGCACTGACTGGACCCATGGAGTGCCCTCTGTCGTGTCGAGGAACCACTGACCATACCAGAGCAGGAAGCGCGTCTTGATCGCCTGCGCTACACACTCTGGCGAGTTAATCAGCCAGGTGTCATCGCCTTTACCGAAGGTGTAATCGCCGTTTTCATCTTCGCGTCTGTATCGCATCAGTTCACCTTGCCTGAATTGCTGCTGCCGCTTTGCACTCCGTTGTGCGTGTGCTGATCGCTGATGTCCTTGCCGTTGGATTTAAGGCTGCCAAGGAATTCGATGGCGCCCGTAATTTTGGCTGCTGTACCTGTCGCTAGACTACCAACCATGCCGCCCATCCACGTCAGAAGGCCTGTTATCGTTACCGCCTGACTAAACTTAGCCAGAGGCGTCGTTACATTTAGGCCGCCCGGAGCGACGATATTTACTGCATGGCTGTTCGGGTCGAGTTCGATATAGGCGGCCCCGTCATCGGTGCGCATCTGCAGCGTTGAGGGGCTGATGTTGCTGATCACTTCGGCCTGCGATTGCGGACCTATGATAGCGAACGCATCTGACAGGTCATGCTGGCGGGGGTCTACCGGTTCCTGAATGCCGCCGTTCTGCCACCAGAAATCAATGCAACGATCGCTGAAGATGACCAGACACTCATCCCCGGCCTCAACCGGGAAAGTTATCGTGCATCCGCCGCCGCGGGGGAACACTACCGGAACGTCGAGAAGCAAAGGAAGAGGTACCGATTTGAAGTTACCCAGCTCATCGGCTGCCTGACCGCTGATGGCAGGCTGAACTGTGCAGGTGCAGGCGATCGGGTCGAAGGTCTGGATAATGCCGGGCATGGAAACACGGAGCATGGAGAAGATGGAATCTGACAACGCTTTGTAGGCCTGCGATTCACCGCCAGCCTGTGATTGTGTTGAAACTGGCATATTTGCTCCAATAAAAAACCCGCCGAAGCGGGTTGGATTACTTGTTTTTTCGATGCTTAGGCTCTTTAAGGCTTTCTGTCACAACTTTTCCCGGAGGAACGCCTAAAGAGCTGTTGAACATAACCTCAGCAACGTCATCAGCACTATCTTTTCGATAGGACCTTTGCTCGCTTCCTGAATGTGATGAAAAATCCTCACTACCTTTAGAGCTTGGTTTCTTTTCTACGGCCATGCGTAATCCTACCTATTGAAATTTAATCAAAAGAAATAAAATCAAAAAAACAACAAACGCCCATGCACCAAACAGCATTGATTCTGAACAGCGCATGACCATCTTAACTTTATCTACATGGTTTTGGTCAACTCTTCCTGTTAATCTTGAGTACTCTCTGGCATAACTTGTGAGAGAATCGTACCTCTTTTGCAACATGAAAAGGTTTTCCATTAGATTAGGATCAGATGAAGGTCTTTCGAAATCCTTTGGTTGCATAGCGCTAAAGATAAAACCCCATGAAATTAGCGATAATGACATGAACGCCCCTAAGCTTGCCCAACACAATACATGCAGTGGAGTAAACTTATCGGGGAAGATGTCATTCCACCAATAACGAACTATTAATAAAGTTATCGTTATCACAATATTCAAAGAGCTAAATATTTTCATTGCTTTATCTTCAAGCTTCCTGAGACCATCTACCGATAATTCATACTGTTTTTTTTGATGGTCATAAATGAGTTCTGCTCGCTTGATGAACTCCTCTTCCTGCTCTTTTATTTTGGCTAGTTTTTTATCTAATTCGTCCGTCACTATTTAATCCTGACACAGTCAAATGACCCAAGTAGACGTAGCTCGTTCATGTTGGCGCGGATGGCTTCAACATTCAGAATGGCTTTGCCATTACGCTTAATGTAATCCATGCCGTAGTAGCCAGGATAGTCTGTGCGCGGAACCATCCACTGCATCTGGATGTTGTCATAGTCGCCCTGTTTCTTAAGGAAAGTCACCTTTTGGCTGATTGGCTTTGTTTCGTTGATTCTTGCCCAGCCATCATTATCTGAACTGGTGCCAAGGTGGAATGGGCCACATTGAGAATCAGCTAAAACCATTAAGGGTGACGATGTGATCGCGATGAGCAACAGCGCCAGTTTATGTCTAGATGTCACCGTCAATATGTCCTATTAAGTGCCGTGTTCGTCTGAAGGTCTGCGGAACCTCTGGCGCTGCACATCAAATCCATATACCAGGCTTGCCCGCGTGTATCACCAGTATAACTGATGGATTGCACGATATACACGCCATCGGTCGCAATACTTGCGGGCTGTTGCAGTGTTCCGTTAAGGTTCAGATTCCCGTTGTTTTCGGTCTCAAATATGCGACCACCCGATCGCTGCACTTCGTCACTGGATAGCGCCGAGCGGTACACAGAAGCCTGATCCAGTTCAATCAGGCCGCCCACCCGGATGTTGGGATTAATCAGGCAGCGAACGTTAACGCCAGCACCCATGGTCTGCTGAGGCATGCCAATGAGGCCGGTGCGGCTGTTAAGCACGATCGCTTCATGGATGTACTTATCAGTGCTGACCATCTGTGCCTGACCATCCACAATCTGCCAGTTGGCATTGCACTGCTCGGCGACGTTACTCATTACGTCCCGCGCCATGCCATACATCACGCGCCCGCGGGGGAATACGGTGTCCGGCATCTGAGCAGTAATGCCCTGTGTTACGCCAAAGGGCTGGAAGCTCTGCATCGTTGCGGCATGCAAATCTGCCACCGTGTATCCCGCTGCCAGCGTCGTGTTGACCTTCGCGGCCACAAATGCCTGGTGACCGTCAATGGCCTGAATCAGGATGTAAGTGTCGGCCGGGTTATCGCGCCCGGTTATCGTAAAGCGAATCTCACCGTCGAATATCTGGCCGAAGTTCTGACCGTCAGTCTGGCCAACCTGAGTCGCATCTACATTGCGCGCAATGCCTACCTGGCTGGCATCGACCGGCGCAGCCAGTCCATCGTAACCGGCGATCATCTTCAGCCTGGAAAACTCCTTGCCCTGTATTCGGCTGACAGTGTCTTTCTTCAGGTTATAGATTTTCACCGTCGCAACGCGCGGCCATAGCGCATCTGTAGCTGTTGCAGGCGGCATACCCGCAAAGCTCGCTGTTTTTGGAAAATGATATTTTACTGTCGCTTCAAGGCTCATGGTGTCTCGCTCCTCTGC